ATTCCATTCCATTCATGGTATTTAATTAGTCCCTCATGAGGGCGTTGAATCATCTTTGCTTCGGATGAGGCAAAAAAATTAATATAATTTTCCCAATTATATATACTGTGAAACCAGTCTACCTTTTTCACATTATCCTCTTCTATTATAACAGGTTTTAGAACTTTGTCAAGGGAAAAATATCTTGCTGACCATCTTTCTTCAAGAGGGAGTTTTTCCGTTGGAATTTCATTTCCAGAATTTTTCCAGGTTTTTGTTCCTTCTTTTCGTATTACCTGTCTACATTTAATAAAATCTTCTGGACCGAATGAAAACCCTAGATATTCTCCATCTTTAGCTGTCTTCCCGTCGTGGCATAGGAAAAAATTATTTTCACTAGAGATTAAGCTTCTGTGCGGTCGCGGAGCATCTTCGGGATAAACTCCAAATGGAAAAGAAACATAATATTTATCCGGTGTAACCCATTTGCTCATTTGCTTGCTTATCCAATATGCTGTCAATGCGCCAAACAAAATACTCCACGCATGACAGTCAATTCTGTCTCTGTCCTTTGGATGAATTGGCACATAATATATTGGTATTGGGCGTCTATAGTCTTCTGGATGTGCTGCCAATATTCGTCCATACCAGATGGGGTCTTGTACGACTTCGCCTATTCTATGGCGTATGAGAGGCTGGATGTCGTTGTTACATACTATCCAAATTGTCTCACATCCTGCATAGGCACACTCGATGATTGAGCGCTCAAGAGCGGTATAGTTTTCCGCAATCGGCATTAAAGCGTTGTCCCATTCAAAACCAAAACTATGTCCATGTCCTGCAACCGGAATTATTCCAGCCAAATGGAATGCGGCTTTGTTTATGGGCTTTTCTTCAATCATAAGGCATTGAGTAATTTTGCAGCATACGTGTTCATTTCCACTTGATGCGTGGATATAATTTCTTGAGGCGTATCATATAAAAATTTAATTTTTTCACTATCCTCATATTTGCCCATAGGAAGTGGCACCACCTGTCTGTGCATCAAAGAGATTTTTGGAGATAGCCATTTAAATGGCTCAGGAGAGCGATCTGGGTAGTTCGGATTTTTGCCATTTTTTGGACCACGAATTCCCGCTTCTTTCATACATTGAAGAATCTTAAATTTCGCATATGTATCTGAATATTGATAATTGTAAATTGCTTCCTCGGGTGTTAGGTATGATATGGCTAATAAATCTTTTTTATCACTTTGGGTGCACTCTCGTTGCGAAGAGTAAAAGAAAATTTGCTTTACAAAATTACTATCTGTTTCAATATAATCCAGGTCGTGGGTGCTTCCAAGATTTACTTCGAACCAATCTAAAACCTGTGTTGGCTGGTTTTGGTTGTTTTCAACAATGTGCGGAAGTCCATTTATTTTATTATCGTCAAATACAATTAATTGCTCATACTCGACGTTGATAGCCTTGTTTCCCTCTGTTATGACCTTTAAATAGTTATCTTCGATATTAATAGATTTTGCTAAATGTGAAAAAGGCACAAGCCCCGATAAGGATAAGAGTGCTAATAATTTTTCATATATCCGTTGCTTCGGTGGACCAAACACAGCTTGTTTGTCATCTGGCTGCTTAAGAAAATAGTTTTTAGGATCAATTTTAAGGAGGCTTAAGTCAATATCGGAATTGTAAAAATCAAACGGGTGTATTTTTGCCCCTTCTACAAAGATCAGCGGTATTTGAGTATAGAATGAATATAATACAGAACTTAAAGTTGCTCCAATTATTATTTTCTTATACTTTAGCATACAGGCTTATTAGTTTTTGGTATATGTCCTTTTGTAAGGGTGCTACTACTCTGCACTTTTCCGCCTCCGACTTCCCATAACATTTCAATTCCAAGCTCTTCACAAACTGCCATTTCTGGAGTGTTGGTGTTGGTTCTGTCACCTCCATTGGCAAAATAATCCGGGCGATATTTCCTTAAAGCTTCACAAACTGTATTGTCGCTATCCTCTATGCCTAGGGACGAGGTAACGCCTTTAATTGATTTTATAATTTCTACACGCTCTTCAAACGGCATAAAAACAAATCCTTTCTTTCGCATTAGCCATTCATCAGAATTGACAATAACGATCACGTCGCCTTTCCTTGCTGCCTCCTGAATCATTCGGATATGTCCTTTGTGAATCGGATCAAATCCTCCGCTAACCATAATGCTTTTCTTTGGGTATCCTCTATAATCGTTGTAATGATGTGCCATTATTCTATGTTCTCCTTAATTTTTGCTATGATATAATTGTCTAATATTAAATAATGCTTGCTTCCCCCATATTCTACTTCTTCGATCATACTTCGATCTACTAAAATTTGTCCACCCTTTTCGATGGTTTGTAGCCGACAGTCAGGTGCCCAATCAAGTACGGTGGCAGCACAATATCTCCCCTCAACCTTGGCATAATCATCTGGTAAAAGAATTGTTGTTTGTTCTTTTATTTTTTCTTTTTTAACGTGTTCTGGCACGATTAAAATGTGTCTGTTAAATGGTTGTAGCATTTTTCTCCTTTATCCACATTTGGCATATCCACAGCTTTTACAGGTTAGGCATCCCTCAATATAAATAAGTCCATCGGATACTCCGCAAGACGGACACTCTTTATCAGATGCTTCTGTTCCATCTTTAATATAATTTTTGAGTACTCTCGCAACACACTTGGCAAAGCTGAACATATCACTATCTCGATCTTTTTGCATCTGCTCTACAGCATATTGAATATTCGCGCCATGGCGAAGAGAGAGACTAATCAATCGCGTAAAGGCTGAGTTGTTTGGGTTATCAAAAACTTTTACAATGTCTCTTACTCTTATTTCATCCCCATTTGTACCCACCATAAGATCGTAAACAGAATTCATCGTTTTTCTCGGATGCTTGACTAAAAGCCCTTCTGTGTGCTTCTGTGGGATCTCAATTAAATTTGATAAACCTCCCATAACTTCGTATGGCTTGCCGTCTAGAAGTCCAACCAAGATTATCCACTTTTCCCCTTGGATGGTTGTATGGTAAATGTCACAAGGTAGTTCTTTGGGGCGCACGGTAGCGGTATTTTGTGGAAAAACATCCTTACTGTCTTCGGATATTAGGACGCCAGAACGAGAACCATCGACATAAACCGTAATTCCCTTTAAACCCAGTTTCCACCCTAATTGATAAAGAGTGGCGACGACTTCAGGAGAGGTATCTTTTGGTAGATTAATCGTAGAACTGATGGAGTGATCGATGTGTTTTTGAATTGCCGCTTGAATATGAATCCTGTTTTCCCAATCGATTTGATCTGATTCGGTGAAAAAGTCGGGCACTTTGTCGGTCCCTATCAAGTTGAGATACTGTCTGATATTGTGATGAAACACTTTATATTCGCTCCACCTATCTCCCAGATCATCGACAAAATCTGCCTCTATGTGTTCCTCGTTGTGTGAAAGTTTGCGGCGGCGAGTATATGAATTTCTAAATACTGGTTCGATGCCAGAACTGGTTTGTGACATAATCGAAACAGAGCCAGTTGGTGCGTTTGTGAGAATGGAGATATTTCGCCTTCCGTGTTGGGCGATCAGTAATTGTAACTCTGGTGGCAATAATTTAATAAATTCATTATCTTTTTCCTTTTCCCAGTTAAACACCGGAAAAGAACCTCGCTCTTCGGATAGGCGGACGCTTTCTGTATAAGCAGCAATTTTCAAAGTCTCATAAATTTTGTCAATCATTGAAATTGCTTCTTTAGAGTCGTAGGCTAAGTTAAGGCACGCCAGGGCATCTGCCAAACCATGCGTACCTAAGCCAGTTCGCCTTCCATTAACGCATGCCGTCCTAAGACGTTTCCATAGTGCTTTTTCATCCGGCGTATCACAACAAGAAATAATATTATCAAGTTTTTCTATTTCAAGCTCTACTAAGTCATCGGATAGCCTCATTGCCATAGCAACAGTTTTCGAAAATCTGGAAAAATTGAACTCCGTATTTTTCTGGAACTTTCGATTTACAAAACTTTTTAGATTCACGGAAATCAGACGACACGAATCATATGCTGAGAGGGGGATCTCTCCACAGGGATTGGTGCATATTGTCTTGAACCCATCGTCAGCATATGCCTGGGCAGGGAGATATTTTTCAATGTTTCCCCACATTAAAAGTCCTGGTTCTGCTGTCTGTGTTGCGGACGCGACAATGGTATCCCATAACTGTTTTGCATCGATGTGTTTACTTATAGTAGGTGCTTCGCTTCCGACTGGAAAGTGTAAAACAAACTCTTCATTATTCTCCACTGCCTCCATGAAGTCGTCGCTTATTTTCACCGAAATATTTGCGCCAGTAACTTTAGTTAAGTTCTGCTTCATGGTAACAAAGTTTTCAATATCAGGATGGCGCACATCCATTGTAATCATAAGTGCGCCACGACGACCATTTTGACCAATCATTCGGCAAACATAAGAATAAAAATCTGCAAACGACCAAGCCCCTGTGGTGGTGCCTGCTGAATTGTTTACTGGTGTTCCTTCGGGGCGCAAATTACTGATGTCAAGACCAACACCACAACGGCGTTTAAAAAGATTAGCAAGATACTTTCCTGAATCAATGATTGAGGATATATTATCGTCGGGAGATTCTACAACTACGCAATTTGAAAGAGAGACATTAACATAGTTGTTGCCAATACCCATCATTGGGGAGCCTTGGGGAACAATATATTTGAAGTCCTTTAGAAGTTCATAAATTTCCTGTTCAGATAAGGAGCTTGTGCCTCCAAACTGTTTTTCTATACGAGCGAATTCGGATGCCAAACGATGATGCATGTCATCGGGGGTGTGTTCGATAATGTTTCCATTATTATCCTTAAGGGCATATTTCGTCAGCCACACATTTGTCGCAAGCTGATCGCCATTAAAATATTCTCTGGCTGTGCTTTCTATATCGCTTGTCAATTTACCGTTCTTCCTTGTATTTCTTATATCTTTCTTTTAACTTTTCAGATTGTTGTTTAGCGGCATTGACTTGAACTTCACCGATGGTTTCCCCTGTTGATGGTAAAATAGCAATTTTAACTCTTGCCAAATCCATTTTGGCAGGATAAATAATACCATCTGGTCCAAATCTATTCTTTGCTACAAACAGCCGTCCCGTATCATTAACTTTGTCATCAATTGTTCTGGAGACAGAAAAGATAAAATCTGCAACGAAGCACTTACTGTATGCTTCGGAGATAGCTTCCATCGTAATAACTTCTGCATTTAACCCTGACCTGTTAGTTTGAGAAGCGGTCCAAACTGGACATTTCTGTTCCTGTGCGATGGCTCGCAATTCCTCGTAAATAGATTCCAAGTCGTGTCTCTTCTCTCTTGTAGTTATAACAGGCTTTAATAAGTCTCCGTAGTCTACCAAAATCATATCGACGTTTATATCTTTTTGTTTTAATTTTTCAAGATGAGCCTTAATTGTCTGGGTTGTAGCAGACTTTGTGGGATACTCTTTAATAATTAGTTTTCCCTTAATTTCCTGAACCTTTTCATAAATCATTTCTTTAAAAGAATGTAATTCTGTAAGACCGACACCAGTTAGACAACTATCATATCTGATGCCAATGCTTGTATCCTGAAGTTCCAGGGTATAATGTACAACTGTCTTGCCTGCTTTCATCGCTTGAGTGCCTAAATGCACTAGAGCCATTGACTTACCCGCTCCGGTAGGAGCAATAACTACGCCCAATTCTCCGTTTCCAAGTCCGCCCTGGAGGAGAGCGTCGATTTCATCCCATCCGGTTGCAATTGGATCTCTGGCTTTAACCTCAAATCTTTTCTCAAAATCTTGAATATAATCATATCCAAAATTTGAATCGTTTCCTAGTTTTAAGGCATCATTTATAACTTTGGCGATCTCATCGAATGAAGATGATTTAAGAAGCGAAACAGACTGTATCATTGCTGATTTAAGAACCTGCTTGCGGCAAAAGTCAAGTGCTGTATTCTTTACAAACTCTGCATCTTTAATTTCGGTATTATAGATCCTTGCGAAAAAGTCTCTTGTCTGTTTCTTTACCGCATCCGTCTCGTCGTCTAATTCTATTCGGAGAATAGTGGTGAGGATTTTTGAAGTTGGATGAACATTGTATTTCTCTTTATAAGAAAAAATCTTATCAACAAAAACTTGTAAATATTTAAGTTCAAAATATTCAGTTTCAAGAACCTCCTGAATCTGATCACAAAACGCTCGATCCTCAAGAATAAGAGCGGCAAGACCTTCTTGGAAAGTCTTGCCGTAACGACTAAAACTGACTTGCTCTTGCGAGTTCAATTCTTCCTCATATATTTTATATTATAACCTGTTTAGAAACACAAGTCAAGCTTTATTGTTTAAGCGAGAGCATTGAATCATATGCCTTGCGCTTTGCGCCCGAGAGCCTTTCAAGATAATCAGTTCTTCTCAATACCTTAAAGGCAAGATTTTCAACTGAATATGCCCCTATTGTGTCCAATCCAGTTTTTCGCATCTTTCGAATTTTTTCTTTTAGTTTATCGGCGTATTTTTCTGCTTCTTCATACTTGCCGTCATCAATTAATTGTTCTACACGATCAACCTGATCCATCAGGGATGCTGCTTTCTTTCTAATGTTGTCTTTGTCAAAATCTTTTGATTCGAATGTGGGCTTCTTTAACCACTCGCCTGTAAGCACCGAATACAACCCTTGTGCTTCGTGAGGGTCGTTAATATCTTGAACATAAATTTCAACTTCATATCCCTTGATTCTAATATCGTGGAGACGATTCCATAGTGCTTTCATTGCGTTGAAATATTCTCGCACAAGATCGACCTTCTCATCTATGTCTCTGAAGTCGAGTAAGATATGTAAATCTACATCAGAGAAACGGGAATAATTATATGCTGCCAAAGAACCCGTAAAGGTGACATCCTCATATGGGACATCGCCTACTTCAAGGGAGCTATAAAAATCATTTGCAATAATCAATAACTTCTCTTGAATCTCTGGGTCTAAATTGTCATCTGGCTGGTTCCAGAAGTCTTGATCAAGCTTATCATGCATTTCAAAGCTGGAAAGATCAACAGATTCTGGATCGACATCTTCTAAAAGAAATGCTTTAAGATTGGCGACGAGCATTTCAGATGCAGGTGCAAAGCTTTCCGATTCTCTAAAGGTGTTTGCCCAGTGCTTAAATAATTGCATGTTATAAATAGTTTTACAACTTTGAATCAGCAACGATCTTATTCATTGCTGCAAATAAATCTGTGAAATTTACTATGCCAAATCCATCTTCGATCATCATCGCTTTGACATTAGTTTTGGCGAGTTCTGGCTCAAAATTCTCAAGTGCATAATCGATCTTTTTCTTACCCTGAACACTGAGAGACGGAGTATAAAGTTGCATAAGGCGATAGTTTTCCTTGATAAGATCTTGATGTTCGATAACGCTAGTATACGCCTTGAC